TTTTTTTTGGTCTATTGATAGGCCCATATTTTGGGTTTGCTTTATTGAATGCGGCTTGTCGTGACAGAGGCCCAATGAACTTGCTCATCTTCTTCATGCTAATCGAAAAATTGTGTTTTTTCCCTAGTGGTTCTTTGTCGATCAGAACCAACGCATGGCCAGTTTCTTGTGAGGTACTGCCAAACTCCTGTGTTTCAAGGAGCTGACACCGTCATGCATAGTCCCTACGGACCATGACAGTGACAGCATCATTTGTAAGCACAGCTGGAAAAGGACAATCATCAAGTTGTTCCAGTAAAATTTCCAAATCTCTTGGTCTCAAACCATATCTGCTATGCATGAATGCGTTCCATTCATTGTCAGTAACTTCGCAGGTAGTATCGGATTTTATTTGCCAAAACTCTAGCGGGACAGCTGTATCCTTCCCAGGTAGTTCTGTAATATATTTTAAAACAAGATTTTTTAGTTTTTTGCCAAAAGCAATGTAAAACCAATTAGTATCCATATTTCCATAACCCAACCACTGGGACCAAAGCATTATAGCTGCTTTTTCAGTATAGCTTTTTCCAATTTTAACTGTTTGTACAAAGTTTGTGAGTGTTTTTCCGAATTTGCCTAAAAAACTTGGTAAACGGATCCATAGTTTTTTTTGCCACAAGTGTCTCTGAGAAAAGCTCCTTTGAGATATGTGACATATTCAGGTCTTTGGTATTTTACTACAAAACCAAATTCTTTGTATCCTTGTTCAATGGTATGGAGTGGATGTTTGTGGTGTGCCCATATTGTAGAAAATATGTTAAAGACTGAATTAGACCAACAAGTAGGTGTTTCCCCAGTCATTTTACCAACATTTTGCTTGACTGTATAGCGTTGTCCAGTTTTCTTATGGATGGCGACTTTTGGTAACCCATATTGTAACTTCCACCATTGCGCTAGACCATGCATGCCGTTTTGGGTTACATGGTCAAAGAGTGCTTTGATTAATTTCATGTCCTGAGTTCTGTCAAATTTTCCAAAATCTCCTTCTTCTATAACTGCACCCATGTCATCTCCCATAACTTCAAACCAAAATTCATTATGAGGTGCTTCTTCAGCAAGTGTATGGAAATGACTTAGTTCCTTGGATGTTGC